CAGCATGAAGAAATCGGACTTGCTCGCCGTTGAAGTCACCTCGATGCGTATTGCCCGGTGGCACCATAAATCCCCAAGAGTATTCAGCTTTCGGCGGTGGCGTCTCCCAATCGAAGCGCAGGGCCTGATACCAGTTTTTCCCCTCATCCGTGCCATTAAACTGTATGTCGGCTAACGCTTCATTGCCCTCTTCATAGACGTGTGCTTTGCCAATCGGCGGCATATGCCAATCATGGGCGCCTACGACTGGCACGGTCTGATCTCCAAAGGCTCCAGGCAACAATACGTCTCCATCCTTGTCCTTCGTATTGAGTGTAGCAATCACGACTAAGGCTCGATTTTCGTCGGACTTTTTCAGGCTGAGAGCCGTACTGTTTTTGATTTCCATTTCATGCCCCACATGCTACATTATCTAGCGCGGTCTAGGGTTGACTGATCATCAACCGACAGTCCGGTTCCCGTGCCGGTTGGCCGCGCACACTTCCACGGGCCAATAAGTCTGACGGGAGACTTCCTCCATGAGTGGCCAAACATTTACCTGCAAGAAGTGTTGTCTGCCTTTGCCATTGACGCCTGAATATTTCCATAGACGAAAAGGCACGAAAACTGGTTTTTATTGGCAGTGCAAAAAGTGTAAGCATGCAATAGATCAGAATTACTACCAAAGAAACAAGGCGAAAGTCCTCAAGAATGTCTATGCCTATCGGAAACTCCACCCAGAAAAGAGAATCGAAGAAGGGAGAAGGCGTTACATAAAACACAAAGCTCATCATGATGCTGTGGTAAAACGATGGAAGAAAAATAACCCAAAGAAATGTTGGGAGTATGAAAAGCGCTGGCGATTGACGCATTACGTCTACTGGCGAAAGTATTTGAATGGCTGGCATCAAATGGACCATCAAAGAAATCCCGAAAAATGGTTTAACCTGAATCATTCTCGGCGTCTCGACCGGCGCATCATGCGCGAACAAGGCATTACGCCTATGGGTCTCTATAAGCGAGATGGAGGTATCTGCCATATCTGCCAGAAGCCCGTCAAATTGAAGGATTTCTCGGTTGATCATCTTATTCCTAGAATCCATGGAGGGCCAGGTACTTGGGAGAACCTGGCGACTGCCCACTTTCGATGTAATGCTAAGCGTGGTGCTGGAAAGATCGAGGCACAATTACGCCTTTTTTAAACCGCCGCTTCCATGCTGGCCGCTGGCGTGCTCGGCATCGCCGCCGCATGGAAACTGAGCGCCACACTGCACCGACAGCTCGGATGCAGCGGCGGCGCCTGCAGGCCCCCAGGAAATGTTCCATGCAAGGCCACCTCTTCGCCGTCCAACGGTTCGCACAGCTCACACAGCCGCTCGTCATCGGCCACGATCCACACCTTGAATGTGGTCTCCCGGTCGAGCAGCCCTTGCATTTCCGCCTGACTCCAGGCGATCACCTGGCCGGCATTGCTGGCCGTCAGGATCTCCGTGCGGGCGATATTATCCGACCGCAGCCGCAACTGCGCCGCCGCGTAGCGTTCGACGCGCAAGGCTAGGCGTTCGGCGCCCACCCCCTCCTCCCGCAAGCGCTGCTCGAAGTGCGACACGGCCAGGGCCTGCCGGGAGTGCAAGCCGACGATGTCATGCACCTGCCGCGACACCTGTTGCCAGGTCATCTGCCCGCGCATCGAGGCCGTGACCAGATCCCGGATCGCCTCCTCCGTGTTGAGCGTGATCTCCCGCACCATTTTGGCGCTATGCTGCGTGGCCCACTGGATGGCACTCGGGTTGAGCACATCGAAGCGATACAGCACATGCAAGTCCTGCATCAGCCCCCGCGCCGCCACCGCCCCCCCTTCGCCTGCCGCTTGCCGTAACAACGCCGTCGCCTCTTGCCCGAAGCTCTGCGCGAATTGGTCCCAGGGAATGGCCGCACTGGCGCCCGCCGCGTCGAAGATGCGCAGCGCCGCCTGCAGGGCCTCCTCGTCAATGTTGCGCTTGGTGAGCTCCACCGCTCGCAGAAAGGCCGCCCGCATCGACGGCTCCAGACGATTCAGCAGGCGATCCATGGCCGCCGGATCGGCTTTGGTCTGGTAGGGTGCGCTCTTGAGCGCTCGCTGCTCCACTTGCCCTTCGCCTTCGTTGGGCACGAGCTGCGGCCCCATGGGTGCTGGGCGCTGCATCGGCTCACCGGCGGGGACCTCAATCATGGCGAACGTGCGCAGGTAGACCTTATCCGACTCCTCCGACTCCAGCCCCGCCGCGTCCCGCGCCTCATCGACGCGCATCCAGCCGCCCTGCACCGCTGCACTCAGGCGGGTGACTTTCGTACCCTCCTCCTCTTGCAGGGCGCGCACGTCGCTATAGTCCCACGTCACCCGGACCTTGCTGGTATCCTCGCCAAAGAGCGGCAGGAGCATACGCCCGAGCGTGTAGCCCATGACCCGCTGCATCGGAATCAGGCCATTGACCCAACACATTTTCGTCTCTTCGGCCATGGTGGCCCCGACTTTGGTCTGCTCCAATCCGGTTCCATACCCCACCACGGCGGCCCGGAAGCCCACGGCCGCGCACACCCGCTCCTCCGTGACATTGCGCAGCGCCGACAGGTCCATCTCATTGGGGGCAAAGCCCAAGCGCTGCACCTTGAGCGGGCCATTGACCACCGCCGTCTGGCCGCGCGAATCCCCGGTAAAGCGCTCATTGAAGTATTGCTTGATCAGCTCCGCTTGCTCGGGCGTGATCACGGTGCCTTCGCCGCCCCGTGGATCCGGGCTGATCAAGGTACTCGGCACGGCACTATTGCGCAGCAGCGTGGCGGTAAAGTTGGCGGCCTCGTCGTCGGTCCAGATATCCCGCACAATAGCCCTGAGTGGTGGCAGGCCCAGCCGGGGATTGACCGGATCGAGGCTATGGCGAAAGTGAATCACTTCCTCAGGACGGAGCTGTTCGTAGCTGGCACCTTCCATGGGCGTATAATCGTAGTAGCTGATGAATTCCGAGCCATCCGACTTCCAACGGGGCTGCACGCACCACGGCGGCATCCACCACAGCTCGCCGGGCTCATTCGAGCGCCGCCGCAAGATCCGCCAATAGGCGTTGCCATCCCACAGGTAATCGCGCACCGTGGCCATCCACAGCACGCCCCCGTCGTACCAGGGATTCGCATGGTTGACCAGCTCTACGAGCGGATGATCGTCCACCGTTTCCCAGGTGCCCTGTACCTGGCGCTGCACGATCAGCGTAGCCTCAGGAAACGTGCGCATGCCCCATTGCAACGCCGGCATGACGCTGCTGCTCAGCAGCCCATGGCCCACCTCGCCCGCATAATTATGCGCCGTGCGGGGCATGCCGATGACCCAGGAGGCCATGCCTGAGAGGAAGCGCGGAAAAAAGGTCTGCTCCGCCGCCTTGAGCTGCACGCCCTGGCCGCCAATCGCCGCTTTCATGATCTGCGCAAAGCGCCGGATCTCCATCTACGCTCTCACTGGGGCGTCAGGCTTCGGCTCACGGCGCAGCGTCCACGCCTTCATGCGAACTTCCGTGCTCGTGTCGACTGGCGATCCTTGCACCGACAGTTCTGCAGCCAGTGCACTCATCGCCTGGCCCATATTGCGGCTCAGCCGGTCTTGTGCATATTCGAGCATGTTCTCACGGGCTGCCATCATTTCAACCGCCGTGAGGCATATCCGCGCCTGCAGTTCCACCAGCCAGCGATCTTGCCAGTCAAGCAAGGCCCGTTGGCGCTCGTCATAGGCCGGCAAGCCGATGATATCCCGCAATTCCTGCAACCATCGTGGATTTACCATCACGCTCTCACTGGGGCAAACGTCCATCGTGGCTTCAAACTCTTGGCATGCCAGGCCATCGCGCCGGCCACAAAGCCATCAGGTGGATGCCCCGAGCCGTACACGTCATCGACCGTGGCGTAGCGATGCTGCCCCTCCAGGGCCTTAATCTTAGGGCTCACCACCTGACCCTTCTCAATCGCATTAATGTAGTTTGAAAACAAGTCGGCCCGCGTCCGCCCCACCAGAATCACCGCCGTGGCTCGCTCGCTCAGGTAGCCATCGACCACATCTCCCAAGCCCGTGCCATCGTGCGCCGCTCGGCTCTGCCCTACCCCATAGCGCCGTTGCCGGGCATCCAGGCGTTCCACCATCTGCGGCCAGGGGAGGCGTTGCAAGCGCTCATAGGCCACCAGCCGGGCCGGCTCACAATCAATGCGGAGCGTGATAATCTCCGTCCAGTCTTGACTCTTGGCCCAATCCGCGCCATGGGCATACATCGCCCCCGCCTGTGGCGCTTCCGCCTCGATATACTGCCGAGGGGCGCCCTCATAGACGCCGAGTGCTTCTTGGAACATGGCGTTGACGGCTTCCGGCATGATGGCCCGGTTCTCCGGGCTCGGCTCACCCAGGTTATATTCCACATCCCACATGACCTGTGTCACTTCCAGGCGCTTGCGCTCGATCTCGTCCGGGCTCAACCATCCATGCGGCTGCTGCGTTTCCTTGTAACACCACTGATACACCGGCCAGCCCCGGTCCGTGGCCCGCCGCAAGACTTCCGTAAAGCAGCCCTCCGGCTCTTGCCAGGTCGACGAGATGACCGTTTGCGCTTTGACCCCGCCTTGCTCCATGGTCTGGCCCATGGCCGCGTCAAACAACTTAATGGTCATGCTATCGGCCTCATCAATGCGCAGCCGTGGGATATGCGGCCCGCGTACCGAGGTCTGGGAAGCCAGTAAGGCGCGGATTTTTTGGCCCTCGCTGAGGCGCGTTTCCATCTGCATCGGGTCCGAGGCCAGCATCGAGGCGGGCGCCCCAGGTTTGGCCCAGGCATCGGCCATGTAGGTATGCACATTTTTGGATTGCTCGCCCGAGCCCCCGAGGATATTGACGCTACACTTGAGCGTGACAGCCTCGGTGAGGCCGAGGAGCGATAACGTATAGCTCTTGCCCGCCAAGCCCCGGCTGGCATGCCAGACAATCATGCTCTGGCGCGCAAAGTAGGCGTCGGCAAAGGCTTTGAAGGGGCTCACATGGTTGGGGCAGACTTGCAATCGCGGGATCTGCACGCCCCAGGTGTGAGCCACATAGGCCCATAGCTCATCATCGGTTTGAGGGCCTTGTTGTGGATTCTTGGCATGCAGACGCCGGAGAAGTTTTTCTTGACGTCTGATCTCGCTATAGGCGCGAATTTGTTCAGGCGTCTTAGTTGCCGTAGGCATAGGCCATAATATCCTGAATAAGTTCTGACTTTTCGGCCTCAGTCAGGCCGACATCTTTTTGAATGCGCTCAATTTCTGATTCCACTTGATGTTTCACCAGAATATTCAGTTGAACCCGCTCGCTATATTTATCAGGCCGATGTGCCTTCAGTAGGAGTTCAAGCATACGATCGGAATATGCCAGCACCGTGCCAACGCAATCACCCCTATAAAAGACTGGCGTTTCAACACCTTCAATCGCCCGCCTACGGGCTTCACGCTCTAGGGCATCGGTGGCAATTTCAATGGCCTCATCCCAGGCCCGCCGAAACGCCTCATCACGTTCTCGGCAATCGTAGACACTGCGGCGCTTCACGCCAATCAGGAGGCATGCCTCAGAGACATTGGCTGTTTGGCGCAAATGCTCAAGAAATTTCTCGCGCACGCGAATTGTGAGTTTTGTACGGTGAGCCATTAGGAGGCCACCGAGAGGGGTAACTCAGGTGTGAGCAAAGATGGGGAGGGTAGACGAGGGCAATGCTGACTGTCAAAAGCCGCTTGATTCGGCGTCAAGCCCCGTGCCATAGCGCAGTACCATTGGCTATCCTGGCAGGATGGATGCATCCTACCCGAACGACCCGGCGCCTGTCAAGTGTGAGACCTCCAGCCCGACAATTTTTTCGTCGACGCTAGGGTGTGATAGGCTGGGCCTGGGCGGCCTCCCGCGCCGCAATCTGCGCATTCAGCTCATCGAGCCGCAACATCTCCCGCACCAGGCCGCTCGTATCCCGATAGGTGGGGAAATTCGCGCCCCGGCTATTCGCCAGGCCATACTCAAAGCCCGCCCGATACTCCGCGTCCGTCAGATAGCGCTCCCGGTCAAAGCGCAGGCCCGTGAAGGGCACGCCATAGGCCCATTGGCCGCTGCGGGTCGCATCCATGGCGCCCTGATAGTGGGCACTACAACCGAGGAGGAGCACGCCTGCGAGTAACACCAACACCCCATGTCGTATCCAGATCCCGCGCATCATAAGCTCCTTTCGTGGCATAATCCACACACCCGCCGCTCGATACCGAGGAGAATCATCCCGAGAATTGTCAACTGGCGCCTTTTCCCTGTCATAGCCGTCACTTACGATGATATTTCGAGTTGACCGAATGTGCCTTATGGGAACCTGGCCACCTACGGCGCTTGCACCTCCGTCGCCTTCATCGGGGCATGCACGGCGGTACAGGACCAGACCAGGGCCACCACCCAGCCAATGAGCGTCCAGCCGGCCAGCAGATTCAAGACCGCGATCGCGGAGCGCTGATGATGGTCCCGACCCATGGCAATGAACCACGGCAGAAAATAGGCGCTCCCGAGGAATAGCACCATAAATACCCAGTCAATCCCATAGAATCCCATCACCCTCTCCTCCAATGACCGAAGCCCACACCGTCCCATCCAGGTTTTTCACGCGATTGTCCTACAACCCTCCCGGTTCACCCCCCGACTTGTCAGCCATTATACGTCTATGTCGTGTCCTGTCAGCGAATATCATGCGCCATAAACGTCCTACACTTGGCAAAATATCGTTGATAACGGGCGCGTAAAAGTGTATAAGAGAAGCACAAACGTTCATGCCGCACGCACACCGGAGGCCCAACCGATGCAGCCACGCCGCAAGCCACCGAAAACCAAACCGCTGCGTTTTCGCTTCGAGGAGGCCATGTATGATGAATTGCTGGATTGTGCCAACCAACTGCCCCGCCTGAAGTTGTCGGCCGCCGCCCGGCTGATCTTTCGCCTTGGCATCGACGCCTTCCATGCCCGTCAGCAGTCCTGCCCCGTGCACGAGCACCATGCCCAGCTCCTGATCCTGACCACCGAAGCCCGCCGCAAAGTCGAGGAAATCACCGCCATGCTCTTGATTCCACATGAGCGCTGCGGACGCGACGAAAAAAACGCTTGACAAGGACTGATGATTATCCTAAGATAACTGCTATCGTGCATTCTGTCAAGAGCGTAATCATCGATTGACGTTGGAGAGGGTATGGCAGCAGCCGCGATGGCAAAACCCAAACAAGAGCGCGTGCATCCCGTCCGATTTCCCGATCCCCTTTGGCATGCCTTAGAGCAATCGCGCCGAGCCGATGCCCAACGACACCCCGAAGATCAACGGCCGAGTATTGCGAAGACGATACGGCGCCTGGTGCGCATGGCACTTGAGCAGGAAGGATTTTTGCAGCCTGGAGACATCTCCGATGAGCTAGAGTAAGCGGGAGCACCCGAGAGGCGCTAGGCACGCCCCTCGGGCGAGACAATGGTCCGCACCCCGACGAAGAGGTAACGATGACCACCTATTCGTATAGCGCAAAATGTAGGACAATTCAAGCAGAAAAACGAGGCGAGGCTCCGAAGTCCGTGGAGTCGCGCCTTTTTTTTCGCCTGCCGCCGGCGAGGGGGTGCTCATGGCCCGCCTCAGCCTGACCCTTCCCGACGACCTCGTAGCCAGTATCGATCAGGCCGCCGCCCAGCAAGGCACGACGCGCACGTATGTCATCGAGCAGGCGTTACGGGACTTTGACTGGGAAGCGTATGCCAGTGCGACCTATGGCGCCGAGCCGCTGCGGCTGCTGCGGCGCATTATTCAGGATTCGATTCGGCTGAGTGAAGCCTATCAGGCGGCACCCCCGCGCTAAGCCGTGCGCCCCACCGGGCACTGAGGCCCCATCCCTGGCAGGAGTCAGGGCCTCGACGGCGCCGGGCTGGCTCGGTGGGGGCTCAATGTG